GATGTACTTTAAGTTTTCTACTTGTTCGCATATAAGTTTCATGGTAGTTCCTTAGCTTGTGTAACCTGTGCTCATCGGGATCTTCTGCACTTCTATAATTAAGTGACCATTTCCCGTTCCAACGAGCTTAGCATCTATAGCAGCATCTGAGTTAGCAATTAAAGAACATCCTGAACCAGCAAAATCCATAGTACCACTGTCTGGTAAAGTTAATAGTAAAGTTGTACCTCTTGATATAGTCCAATAACCACCACTAGCAGCACCCCAAAACACCTGTGTTATTGCAGCACCAGTTAGATTCTCAGGACCAGTGGCTATTGTAGAATTGGTGGTGTTACCAACAGCATTAATTGTAGCATTAGCTGTGATATGTATTACAGCTGATGTGCCAGGTCTATTAATCATTATAGCCATTAGTCACCTCTCTTAGCAGAATAATAAGCAGCTAGAGCCCTCTTTATTCTTTCTTTCTTTGATGCACCTTTAAATCTAGGATCATCTGACTTTGTAAAATCATCGATATAAGCTTTAACACCCATTGAAGGTTTCAATACTTCATCAAGCTCAACTTCTTCTTTCTTCATTTTCTTTTTATTATCTGGATGGCCTTTACCACCATCTTTACGTGTAGCCCATACTGCTCTTTGCTGAGCTAGACTTACATATCCTTCGTCTGTTTGTTTACGATTGGCTTCATAAGCTTTTTTGGCTTTGATTCTTTCTTTAGCGTCTTTTAATTTCTTTGCTAACTCTGGATCTTTACGAAGCATCCAACCTGGTTTCGTATCTGGCTTTTCTTCTTCTTTTTTCTTACCGGGGAATGGAATTACATCACCTTCATCCAATTCAACTTCTTCTTTGTTTATACGTTGAAGAGGTTCACCCTTTTCAGCAGGTGGTTCTTCATGATTTTTCAAAATATTATCAATAGCCTTTTTTGCTTTCTTATCAGGGTCCATTGCTTCATATACTTTTTCATCTTCACCGGGATTATAACCGTGCTTTGGACTACGCTCTACACCCTTAACATTTGTAGCATTGAAGACGTCATCGCCATTACCATTTCTATCAGCAGTCTTTTTGATAACGTGCTTATCAGCAAAACGCTTTTCGTCAGCTGACTTTATCTGTAAACCTGGTGTTGTTGTTTCGTCTTTTTTCTTTTCGTCTTTAGCTAATTCGTAAAGAGACCGAATTTCTTTAAGAGTCCTCATACGTTTCTCCGTTATCAACGTCTGATGTTTCTACTTCACCTTCGCCATTAAAGACAGATGAAGCTATACCTTGTTTTGCTACGTCTAAAATATTCAATACCCTTTGGCCCATAAGCTGATTGAAAGCATCAGCAAAATCTACTGGTTTATTCTCGTCTGCAAATTTTAACAAATCAATTACATCTGCCATGTATAACTCCTATTTATAAAAACAATTATGTAGGTTGGTCTGGTTGCTGCTCTGGTTGAGCAACTTGAATAACACCAGTTTGTAATTCATTCTGTATCTGTGCATTCAACATCTCAATATCATCTTCTGATTGTTGTAGCACGTTTTTACGAATCCATTCGGTTGAGAAATATTTACCAACATATGGATCAGTTGCTTGCAGAATACCCATTCTTTCTCTCATCATCTCAATGTTCTTGAGTTCGGCAAACTGATTATCTTTAGCATAATCAAATCTAACATTATATTTGATTTGTTCCCATTCCTCAACCGTTATAATTTTCTTTAGCACAAGTTGTTTTTCTAAGATATTTAAGAACAACTGTGAAAACCTATTCTGTAATCGTGCAATAAATTTACTGAATCTAACTTCGTCTCGTGTAATCTCAGTTGCACGACCTATTGAATATGTGTTATCAGGTTCCAATCTATTGATAGGAACATTAAGTGATTTATATAAACCACGTTGAAAATACTTTACGTCTTCTAAATCACCAGCCAATTGGCCAGCTGGAAGAGTTGAGATCTCTGTTCCTCGGCCACCTTCTCTTCTTGGTAACCAGAAGTCTTCTAACATCGTCATGAATTTACGATCATCTCTGATCTCACCAGTAGCTGAATCATAAACAACACGATTTTTGAAACGTGTCATGATATCACGAAGATATTGTTCAGCTTTCATCTTAGGCAGATTGCCTACATCGATATAGAATATACGTCTTTCAGGAGCACGAGATATCTTATAAATCAATGTTGCATCTTCAAGCGATCTCAATTGATTCAAAGGCTTGATAGCTTTATGTAAATAACTTAGTACAAGTTGATTGTTTTTGTCCATTAATCCCGATGTAGCATGAACTATTGCATCGGGTGATATACGAATACCTACAGTTCCAGCTGATGTACTACTTACTGCTGATACTTGATTACCAAATCCTCTTTCATTAAATATGTAGTATTCAGCATGAGTTTGATTGACAACTGCTCCTACACCAGGAACCGGAGCTCTTTTCAACTCACGCACTTTTCTAATCTTGCGCGGGTCGATATATCGTAACTCAGTTATACCTTTTTGTGGTGCATCTTCGTTGATGATGACATGATATAGCATCCTGCCATCTACGTACCATCTTCTAAAGATATCATAGCTACGAAAATTAAACTCTAATAGTTCAAGAATAATTTCAAACTCTTGAAGAAAAGCAGATTTAACTTTAGGAGCAAGATTCAAGTTTTCAAGATTTAAAGAAACAGGACTTTCATTGTCATCTACAACTATAGCTTCGTCTACGATATCGGAGACTGCTGCATCTATTTCTGGATGCAGCGACATCTCTCTATATTTTGTAACAAGCTCTGCTTCAGAACGAGCAGAGCCTTCCATATCAACATAAGTTCCATAAGCTCCACCAGCAACTACATTGACTGCGCCGTCTTCAAATTGAGGAGTGACAAATGAAACAGCAGTGTCTTTATCGTTTTGCTTTCGCTTAAACTGAAACCCAAATAAATTTAAATTTAATGCCATTATTATATCTCACTAAAAAATGGAGGCCCGAAAGCCTCCATTATCATTAAACACCGCCAGCGTTGCCAGTAACAGCGCTGGAAACTTCCCAGTTATCTACAGCAAATGTGACTTGGAATCTTTCAATTGCATTGCCATCTGCCCAATTTAGAGCTACATCGCCTATTACTTTAGGGAAGATACCATTGAATTGATATGTACGAATAGGAACACCCGTCTTAGAATATTGAAGTACTTGTGCTTGTGACTTATACAAAAGTGGTGATGCAGAACTAAAAGCCCTAATGTTTCCTTGGAATGTATTCAAACGATTTGACCATTCTTCAAGCGCATTTCTTACTAAAAAATCTTCATCATTAATAATCGTAACAGTCCAATCGTCATATGTTCTGGTACCAGCTAGCTTGATAAATCTTCCAAAGTATGGAATTGCAATTTCTCCCAGATTTGCGGCTGGGAGAGCTGTTGCTTCACACATAAAAGGAAATTTAATGTCTGCTACTGAGTTTGCAGGATTTTGTAGAATTACTTGGAAAAGCGATGGTCTTGCACCATCAAATAGCATTTGACTCTTAATTTCATTTATATTAAACGCCATGAGAATTCTCCTTGTTTACTTAGGTTATTTATTAAAATTTACCAACAATTTCAGAGAATTCAACACCAGTTCTAACTGCTACAAAGTTCAGTTGAATGAAGTTGATGCTTCTTGCAGGCTTGATATAAATGTCACCGATAAACTCATTACGGTCAATAACCTCAGGAGTATTGTTTGACTCATCGCAGACAACTCTAAAATCATAAATACCACGACGTCCTTGTACATCCCTTAGGAAAGGTTCTACTAGGTTTCTAAACTGAGCGCGTGTAAACTCATCGTTGAATTCAAAGAGTGTAAATTTCGCAGCAGTCGCAATGGCTTTTTCTAGAACTATAAAGAGGCGACGTACATTGATACGATCAAAAGCACTAGGTTTACCTAGTATTGTCTTATCACCAAAAAGAATAGTTCCTTGTCCAGGGAATACACAGACAGGATTGATGTCGCTCTTGTAAAGAATATCACGATCAGCTTTTTGAGGATTATAAGCTAGCTTAATGATGTTCTTAATTTGACCACGGTTGAAACCGGCAGGTGACCACCATGGATCTCTTAAGTTATCTGTACGAACTGCTAAACCAGCTATGTCACCATTTAGAGGAACGTAGCGATATACATCATTATACTTATCGTATTGATACTTATAACCGGAGTCTAAGACTGCATAAGAAGTTGAGCTTAGTGAATTTCTAAATTGAACAATATCTTGTGCTTCATCTTTACCAATGTTATTGACAACATCTCCGCGATCAGGTGATACAAATACAACACAGTCTTTACGATACTCAGCAATGTTATCAATTAGATAATTTGCTAATTGCCCGCCATACGTACCACCTCTAGCTTTTCCTTGGAGAATCAAGGAAACATCAATTTCTTCTGTAGAACGGAATCTATCAAAAGCTTTAGTTAGAACGTTTATGGGAACATTGCTTTCATTTGCTCCGTCTTGGCCTCCGCCAAAAGAAGCTGTAAGAGGCTTCGAGTTGGTTGAGCTAGCAACTGAAAGTGCGGTGTTTGTGTCGGCACCGGATCTATCTTTTGCCCACCAAACGTAGTTTGAATTATCGTTGATTACCGTCTTATAATAAAGAGTAGCACCGTCTTCCGTCTTAGAATCAGAAGCTCTTGAAAGTCCTTGGAAAACTTCCAATATAGATCCAGGTACTCCTGTAAACTTACCATCTTCGTCTGACACCACTACATGCAATTCATCATTTGCAGAAGTATTACCAAATTTGGTAACATAATCCGATCGACCAGGTGCTCTTTCTACATTATTATAATATTCCCAATTTCTTGCAATAGTATTTGCATAGAAATTTGTTGATAAGTTATAGTTAGCTGCAAAGCTTACTACGAGAGTAGTATTACCTGCGGCGTAGCTTGCATTTGCTGCAATGTTAGTGACTCTAAGATCTTGGAATCCAATTTCAGTGTTACCAATTCTTACTATGTCGCCTACGATTAATTTATTTGTTATATGTGTTAGTACTGCATTTGCAGCACCTGCGTCAGAGTCTGGAGTATATACGCCAGAGTTTGCTACCCATACTGTTGCGGTGTTTGATCCAACAACGAAGTTTATGCCAGCATTAGATTTAGAAACACTAACACCCCAAACATCGATATTTGAAGAAAACGCATTTGCAGAATCACATACAGAAATTTTAAGTGAATTGCCTAGTGATCCAGGATACTTAGCAATATAATCTACTTCGCTGTCTGCTGGAAACTCATCTGACTTGTCTAGATAATCATCTTCGTTCTTTATTGTAAAGAGAGCAAGATTATCGGTATCTGCCAAATCGATTGTATTAGCTACAGCAGAAAATACAGAATTTGGATTAGTGAATGAAAAAGTACTTTCTTCTGAAGTTAAAGCAGCTTTAGATAAAAGTATAGTTGAGCTATTAGCAACGCTTACTACTGTTCCTTCAGCAATACCTGTGCCGTAAACAACATCTCCTACCGATACACCCGCAGCAGTTCCGTTAGCAGTTATCGTAGTGTTTCCATTAGTTGTTAATGTTAACGTATTGGAGAAACCAGTCGTATTAGCTGCACGAGAAACGTAT